AGGGTGACGCATGATTGGCGCGCGGTCAAGAACCTTGCGTGTTTGTCGGCGTGTCCTGTGGCTTTTGCTTAGATTTGAGTCCATTGCCAGCCAGCACACCGCCTAGCGAGCCTGTAAGAAAGATCGCAAGTGTTTTAAGCAAATCAATAAATGCAGCGTCATTGGGTGCTTGTGCCCCAATTGGCTGTGTGACAAAGATCAGTGCATAGGTAATGCCAACGGTTACAACCAAAAACACCGCAGCTAGTGTTGCCCCAATAATCAGGATTAGCTGTGCGTGTATTTCCTCTGGTGATTTGCGACGTGCTGGCTTATCACGGGTCAATGCCAAGTAGGTCGTCAGTGCATGTTCCAGTTGGGAGGCATTGCGGTTTCTGACACTCCGCTTTTGACCAGTTGTCGAATTCTTGACACTCATAGCGCGTCCAGCCTTGATACCCGCAAGCGGACAGGATTAGTGCAAGTGCCCAAACCAACCCTGCCGCCGCAAGTTTCTGGCTACTTCCCCAAGTTGCCAAAACTTTTGTCATTTGGATTGAGCCAGCGCAAGATCACTGGCGCAACAGCTGCTGCACCTGCCATTGCCAATGTCTTTGGGTCAGTCACACCTGCCATGTATAGGGCAAGTGCTGCTGCCATAAATGATCGCGCCCATGAGGCTGCTACGGCTTTTGCTTGTTCCATTTTTTGCTCTCCTTTTTGACTGCGGCTGCTTTTGCAGCTGGTGCATCTACCTGTGGAAATTCGCCTTTGTATGGCACAAATTTAGGTACGCCAAAACCGACGATTTCCTTGCCTTCTCCGTACGCTCTGACCTTGACCATAACCATGCCACCATTGCGTTGATCGCCTGTCCCAGACGTATTGCCTTCAATGGTCAAACATGTCTTTGTGTCAATGAGTCCGACAACAATACCAATGTGTGAAATGCGATCTACGCCGTCATGTGGAAAGTCCATGAAAGCCAAGTAGCCAAGCTGAGGCATAGTTGACCAGCGTTGCATTTCCTTAAATTTATGTGCGCCAACAGCTGTGCCAACAACGCTGTGGATTTTGACACCAGCTTGATTTGCACACCAATTGACAAATGAACCGCACCACGGCAAACCGTCTGCCTTTGTAAATTTGCCGTACTTTGTAAGGTTTTCGCCTTCCTCAATTGTTCCAACCTCAGCAGCTGCAACCTCGATCAAGCGAGCATTTGTGCCCTGCGGATAGTTACTCATCAGCCGTCACAATTGGTGTGGATTGTTCCGCTTGCTGGGCATCATAGGTTGATTTCAGCATTGAGGTGTATTCTCCGTTGCCTCGGTCAATAATGATATGTTCGTTGCCGTCTTTGTCTGTAACAATTTCATTTGTCATAGTTCTGCACTCACTCCTACGTATCCTGCGGTGTTGTTGTTATTTACCAGATAATAAAACCTAGTGTTGATTAAACCTGATGCAACTGTGGTTTCCAAACTTATGTAGTTTGGTCCTGTTTCTGATGAAACAAGTGTTAGCGCAGTTACGGCGTAGTTACCAACTCCAGGTTCATTTATCGCTAACGCTGAAAAGTCAAGGACAGTTGGACTAACTCGCATTGTTACAGGCGGTTGAAGTTTAGAAATTGCTTTAGTTGTACTGTAAGCAAGTGAAGTGCCGTTTGAACCATAGGCTGGTCCGTTAGCATTTCTAAAGTAATAACGCTGGCAAGCGGCTAATTCTCCTTGAAGTGTTCCTGTTGCAGTTTGGAAAGCGGTAGCAGTATTGCCAGCCTCTAACTGCCAGCCCCAAGTATCAAAGGTTGCTGCAGCACCAGTAAAGTTAATGCGTGGACGCAAGTGTGAACCTGTTCCAATAGTTTTGCCCGCAATTGAAGCAATTGAAACTGTGTAGGAATAACGAACCCAAGAAGTTGTAACGGAAAATGCATTTGTTGCAACTACGCTGACTGTGCTGCTTCCACCACTTCCAAACATTTGGTCAATTTCGATGCTACCAATTGAGATCGCAGTATCTGCTTTTGCCCAGAATGAAAATGTTGCAGTTGTTCCTGCTAAAGTTCTCACATCTTCAATGCGTTGGTAAAAGTAATCCGTGCCGCTTGCAACTGTTGTTCTTGCGTAACGCAAAAAATACTGACCTTCATATCCTGCTACTGGCGCAGTTCCTGGTGTAAAAGTCTGTTGGCTGATCGTGTTTGTATTGTTTTTCTGAATAAAAAATCTATCCGCGCTAAACATATCAACGGTTGTTGAAAAACTTGTGCCTCGTTGCCAGACTCCAAAATCTCCGTTAATGATTTTGTTTTTACCAGCAGCAAAATTAGCCTGATAGCGCAAGCCTGTTGAGGTGGAACTATCTGCTACGAGTGTCTCGCCATTGTTGCCTACTGCTAGGCGGGCTGGTGTGTCGTTTGCACTAGCTGCAACAATGTCGCCTTTTGCGTCAACGATTGAATTCTGAATTGCGTTTGCGTCGTCAGTTGTCACCCATGTGAAATCCATGTTCGTGTTGCTTGCCTTAGATAACACCTGACCTGTTGTGCCACCTTTAAGATCAGCTAATGACGTGTCAACAGCTTGTCCAAATACCTCAAAATCGGCAGGCAAGTCCGTTACGAGATCACTCGCTGTTGGCATTTGCCAGTTAAAATTCGACGTTGGGTTTGCCATGTTTTCTCCTTCTTAGGTGATAATTGTCGCACGTGCCCAGTCGAGTGTTGGCGACACGCCCGACCAAGTAAATGCAGCTGAGATTTCGTCCCATTGCAAAGCCTGCAATGAGTAAGCCGTTGGTGAAATGTTAAGAGTGATCGAGAGTTGGTTGTAGGACGCCTGAAATGACCAGCCCTCAACAAAGCCTTGAAAGATACCGCCCATGTTCGCTGGTAGGTCATTGATTGCTACTGCCTCACCCATAAACACGCCAATGAGGTTGTCACGGTCGCTGTTGTCTAGCTCTGGATTTGTCAGGTCAAACGTGATCTCACTAAAGATTGCTTGCGGTGTTTTGCGCAATGCAAGGTAAAAATTGGCTTGCTGGGTTGCATCAGCTGAGTTGTGCAAGGTTGTCGAAATGATCTGAGACAACGTGCCGTATTGCAAAATTGAGTCTGCGTCGCTGGCACTTTGCTCTGCACTGCTGGTTGCACCGTATTGAATAGTCAGGTTATTGCGTACGTCGCCTGCCCTTGTTTCAACGCGCAAACCAGCTGCGCGTGCTTGGTTGGCTGTCAGCTGTACATAACCATTGTTTGACAGGTACAAACTGCGGTGTGTTGCATCAGCGTAAGAAATGCGCCCAAATGCGTCCTCGTAAATGTAGCCAAGACCTGACGTTGCAAGTTTCGACACCAAAGAATAAACGTCTGTGCGCTCACTAGACCTAGCAGCTAACTCATAATCACCAGGGCGGTCGATCTCACCCAGCCCAACGTTTTCTGCTGTTGCCCATGTTGTTGTTGGGTCATAATCTGCCCATGTTTCAGCTGCTGGGACTTCTGCCCAAGTGTTAAGCAATAAGTCTGACAAAATTTCCCAGATTTGATCGCCGTCAAAATCTTTAGACAGCACGCCATTTGTCAACGCCTTTGGCAAACGAGACAACGCGCCAAGTGCTGTGATGCTGTATGTCTGGGTGAACATTGTGCTGCCTACGTCGCGCACCTCGACCGCAATGTCAACAACCGTGCCACCAAAAATCGGTACGTATGTGCTTGATGTGTCCTGCACTTGCACTGAAATGCTGCTGTTGATGCTGACAGGTATCGTGGCTTGATTGACGTCCAGCAGCTGCAAATTGACGTAACCAGCCTGCGCCTGCTCATAAATGTTTGTGCGACCCGATCTGATTGTCAGGTTAGCCAAAACCGCGTCAGTGTAAGAAACGCCGTCGATCTCTACCAGCCAAACTGGCGTCCATTGCGTCATGTTAAATTGCCACCAAGTTGGTCGCGCCGCCTGTTCCGCGATAGTAGCTGTTGTTTAATGTGTCAACGATTGTGCGTGCTGTGCCTTCCTTATCAAACGCCCCAGTCACGGTCAGGTTGATTGTTGTACCGACGCGGTCTTTTTCCTCGCCCATGCGGAAACGTCCTGCATCAAATGAACCAATGCCAGCACTCGTCGCAGCGGCAGCGGTCGCAGCTACCTTTGCAGCTGTTGAAACACCGCCACCGCTTGACGTGGTCGTTGCGCCTCCGCCTGACGGTGCTGAAATCTTAGGTATTGTCGTCGTCGTCGTTGTGACTGTTGGTGTCTTAATTGTAGGCACGCTAACCGTCGGTGTTGAAATCTTGCTGACGTTTGGTAAAAACGGTATTGCGTTGTAGGCAGAAATTAAAGCATTGATACCTGCAACCGCACCTGAGATCAAGCCGTTGAGAATTTTGACAACACCAGCAATGACGTCAATAACGCCTCCTGCGATCTTGCCTGCAACCTGTAATGCACCGCCCAAAACTGTGCCTATGACTGGTGCAACATAGGTTGCGATCAATGCGCCAAATTCCTTGAAAGTGTCAAGATTGTCACCGATTGCATCTCGAACATACCCAAACGCTTTAATCATGCCATTGATAATTGGCGTAAATACGCTAGTGATGATGTTGCCAAGTGTTGTAATGACACCACCAAGACCATTGCCATTGAGGCTAAAAGCACCGCTAAATGCGTTGATGATTGGCAAAGCATTGTTATTGATAAAACCCATAAGCTTTTCAAGGATTGGCAACAGCGCAAACCCAATTGTTTCTTTAGCCTCATCAAATGCAATTTGCATGCGAGCAATGCGCCCTGCGTAAGTGTCAGCGTTACGAGCTGCTGCACCGCCAAACAGGTCTGACAATTTCCCTTGCACCTGAGTGAAATTCATGGTCTTTAATTCGGCAGCTGATAAGCCAATGCCTAGTTTGCCCAGTGATGCTGTGTTGCCGTCATAAGCCTTGCCTAAAGCATTTGCAACGCTTTCCAGCGGTTTGCCTGTGGCTGCGCTGATGTCTAAAGCTGTGGCAAGTAATTGCTGTGCCTTCTCAGTATCTGAGGTTGATCTGACCAACCGTCCCAAAGCTGGGCGCAGCTCATCATCTGCCACACCAGTTGCCAAAGACATTTGCAAGATTGATTGCTCAGTGGCAGCAATTTGTGCCTTTGTAGCCCCTGTGGCGTTTTCTAATGCGACGGCAAGCTGTGTCTGTGCCTTCTCGTCCTCGATTGCCGCCTTGACGCCTTCAACGCCGATCTTGATTGCGTAAGCACCAGCGGCAGCGGCAGCAGCTGCAAAAGCCGCGCCAACCATTTTGCCAACCTTGCCCATTTTGTCGCCAAAAGTGTCAACATCTTTGCTGGCAGCTTTAAGCGATTTGTTGAGGTTGTCAACGTCTCCAAGTATGGAAAGTTTGAGGGTACGACTTAGACCAGCCACTATGCATACCTCTTAACTATTTTTCCAAAAGCTTCTTCCCATTTTTTTACAATGTCTGGTTGCACTGATCTCAGTGTTGGGTAAATAAACCAACCGCGTGAACCTCCACGGCTTTCTTTACCTGACCATACTGGGAACTGCTTGTATTTGTTTGACCCGAACTCATACCCGCCCCAAACCTGTTGAGTCGTACCGCCACCGCTTAATTTCTGACGTGCAAAGCCGTAGCCGATCTCACCAATTTTGGAGGATTTGCGCACTGATGCGCCCTCAGCGATTATCTTTGATGCGCGGTTGTTGCGCTGACCAGCTGTGGCAATAACTTTTTGCTTGACAAATTCAGCAAGCTCAGAAGTGACCTCTTTGGCTTGGTCTGTTGCTTCCTCGTCCATAGCCTTGAAAGATCGAACAATGGCGCGCAGCTCAGCCCTGTCATAGCTGATCGCATCTTTAGCCATTTGCTCGCCTTTCCAAAATCTCAATGACGGTAAGTATGTCCTCGGCTGTCTCAAAAACATCTGGGTGTAGCCCTGTTGCCAGAGCTACCTCCCAAACTATTCTGCTAAGGCTTCCGACGGCGTAGCTTTTGGGTTTGCCTCACCTACGATTACCTCAGCAATACCTTCTGTCCAAATGTCGATCGGCTTGACAGGCTTTCCAGCTGCTTCACGCTTCATGGCGTGATAGGCAAGAAATACTAAATCGGAAATGCCGATCTTTTCCTGTGCCTGAGCAATTGTGTGTCCTGTGTGCTTTTCCCATTTGACCCACTCTGGCGGTGCAGCTGTGTAAGTGATCTGATCGCCGTTTGTGTATTCAATTGTGATTGGTAGTTTCATTTTGTCTCCCGATTAGTAGTTTTTAGCTAAATGTCTCAGTAGGT